TGGGGTCAGGGGGCAACCAAGACCGCCCCCACGTGCCGCCTATCCTAGGCGGCAAATGGGGGCGGAACAGATGGAAGGGGTTCAGTAGGCGCCATTTAAGGCAAAATGCAACATGAGTAGGATTTACATAACCTCAGCAATATCAAGCGCAGACCAAAAAGCAGGATGAACAGCAAAGTGTTGAACACTGTGCACTTTCGCTGTCGGATCTGAATATGCAAACAAATATCTATCATGTATGTTCGCGCTTTGCACAGATGTACGCTCAATTCCCACGAATTCAATACTGTATAGCCACTGTAATATTGGCGTTATGCCTTGCTTGAGCCAGTCATGTCTTGCATCACAGTAGTCAGAATTAAATCTTTCGAGGATATTTGCTATGTCATCTCTGCTTAATAGAGGACCTTTTGTCTGAAAGTAGCACAAAAAATCTTTTAAACCTGGAAGTATATGTTTATACTCGGCTGCCGTATGCTCTAGTTTCCAATTTGAATACTCGCCTTCTGCACGAAGTATTGAATTTCTAGTAAAATACTGATCGCCACGGTCTACAGCATAAGTGTGTGAAAGACGTACAAACTGAAGAATTTCACGCGGTCGTCTTGTTGTTCTTGACACAATATATTCAAATCCAGATTTACCGCTGACAGACTCTGAAAAAATAGTATTAATAAAATCAAATTCGATATTGCCTTGTGGTATACCTAAGCTATACGCTGCGCGGCGAATTACGATTGCTGCGAGTTCTTTTGGCGACCACTTTAAATACTCGATGTTATGTCGTAGTTTGTCGAGATGTTCTAGTTCGCATTTAACAATATCAAATATCTCAAGTCGCAAGAAAGCAATAACACGAAGTTTAAGCCCCATGTTTTGAACGAGAATTGCTGCCTGCATCAGCGAAGCTACAAATTTATTCGCATGGGCGCTATTGTCCCATCCATGATCCAGTTCATCTATCAAAACTAATATGTCTTCAACAATTGCTTTTTGCAACAATGGAACAATTTCATACAACTCTTTTAAAGAATACATATTTTGAAGTTCTTTCGTTTTAAAGTTAATCTCAAAATCTCCAAAGCGTATTCTTTCTACTTCTGAAAGTCTCCTTATGAATTTAGTAAATACGTCGCCATCTTCGTACTCTGAGTATTTCTCTAAAAAATCAGTAACCTTTTGTATCCGTTTTTTATCAGATTTTGCCATGTTCTCCGTTATGCGCCGAATAACTTCTATGAGTATGGTAAATACCCACGCCGACGTGAAAGCCTCTTGGGCTTCAGGAGTATGACTGAATTTATTAACGAAAAACTGAAGTTGAGACATCGCGGTAGAATTTGGAACAATTACTATGCTATGGCTGGCCTTATTGTTCGTGTTAGTAGCAAGTGCTTTTAGAATTGCACTCTTTCCGCTTCCCTTTGGTCCTATTACAACCGATTTTTGGCCCGATAAGGCTTTTTGGAATGCGTCTGTCGTAACAAAATACTCAGACAGATGCGTGTCTTGTTCAGCCGTATCAGCCCCGAACGACAAAGATTTAAAATGAGCTTTACTTTTTATTGCTTGCTGTAGACGAACGGAATTTGGAACAGGTGCTTCATGGACAACCAAGTCAGGCTTGCGGTTCAGTAATTTTCTTAGCTCCTTAGTGATTGTACGCCTCACCTCATCTGGATCCTGATTCGCTTGAATATACAACCAATGGCTTGACACTTTTTCTACGAATGGGAGTGCTTGGATTATTGCCTGTTTGCTAGCAGACAAGCGTAACCACAGTATCTTACTTTCATTGACTATTTCAATTTTTGCAATCGCTTTAGACATCACATCCTCCGAATACATCTTCAGCAAGCCGAATCATGTTTTTAAAACGTTGTCAATAGGTTTGTTCGTATTTTACTGTTTCTAAATTAACTTTATCAAGCATGATGGAACTACTTCCAGCTACTTAGCAGCCGCAGCTGCCCCGTCCCGCCCACGTTCAAGGTGGGCACGGGAGTTTGCTTCAGGATGTCGAAGATGCGGCGGTCGCACAGGCTATTGGCGCGCGCCAGCCGCTGCACAGCCTGGTGCCGATCATAGTCTGAATGAGCCGGTCATACTCGCGGCAAATGGCCGTATCGCGCACGCGGCGCAGGGCGTCCGCACACCGGGGAATGTACAGGTCCGTGCTGCCGTAGCGCCGCACCAGCACCTCCGCCGCCTCCGGGCCGATGACATGGGCCAGGGTGTTAAAGCGCAGCTCGCCTTGCTTGGTTTCGCGCTTGGGCACCGGGAACGTGGTCCCGCCCAGGGCGTCCACCAGGAGCATGGCTTGACGCAGGCCAATGGCCGTCGCCAGCTCCCGCGCCATGACGGGCAGCTGCTCAAGTTCAAGCTGCTCAAACGACGGGTTGTCGAACTTCATGCGGGCACCTCCTGTTCCTTTTGCGCGCGGCGCTTGGCGTCCTTCACCAGCGCGGCCACAATGCCGCGCAGCTGCTCGGCCTTGGCCCATTCCAGGCGCTCCACCTTGTACATGCGCGCGGCCATGCCCACGGCGTAGGCCCAGGGCCGCCCGGCATCGGCCAGCAACGCGTCGATCTTGTCCAGCAAGGGCGCGGTGCCCGGCGTGGCGCGGGGCGTGGGCTTTTTGCGGGCCGGGCGCGGGTCCTCGTCCACCCAGCCCTTTTTGCGCAGGGCGGTAATGACCAGAACCAGTTGCTTCTCCGTGAGTTTTCCGGCCGAGCGTTGGCCGGTCAGGGCCTCCAGCATGTCGCGGTAGGCGTCATCCTCCAGGCCCAGGGCCTTGGCTGCGATATGCACCTTGGCTAGCAAGCTGCGGCGGGATTCGGTTTTCATACGGGCTCCATGTGTTTGGCTGCTCATCAGGCCAGGGCAACCACGCCCCGGCGACCGCGCCCAGCCTATTAGCCGGGGCGGTTTCGCTTGGTTCAGGCTGCGTTGCGAGTCTTGCTGGCCTTGCTGGCCTTGCTTTCCATGGCGAGACGACCTTTTGGATTCAGCTTCTTCAAGAAATCCTTGGCCTTCTTGTCTGCGCGCTTGCCGCCGAATCGCGCCAGAACTGGGCAGTCTGCCCAGAAATCGCACTTGCCGCACGTTTCGTTTTCATGCGCGCACTGCCGAACCAAAATGGCTCCAGCCTGTGTGTTGAGTCGGTACTGGCACATTGCTTTTCCCTCCCTAGGCGGCTTTGCTGGCGATCTCTTCCTGCTTGGGTTCGATGAAGAACTCGTCCGTGCTTTCGCGCCGCACGCCTACGGTCTCCAGGCGGGTGTCCGGCCAGCCCCGCAGCTCGTCCTTGTCCACTTCCAGCTTGGTGCGGATGCCCTCGGAAAGGCCCAGGTCCTGAAGGCGCTTCAGCACCATGGCCCAGGTGTGCTTGGCCAAAAGGCGTAAGGACGTGGCCTTGCGAAAGCCGATGACGCCGAAGGTCAAGTCCAGGCTGCGCTTGACGCCGAACAGCTCGTCCTTCTTGAGCGTGCCGAACACGGCCAGGGCGTCCTCCAGGCGCTTGCGCGAGGCGGTGAGCGGCTCCAGCTGGAGCTTCGCCGCCGCCTTCAGCTGGTCAATCTGTGCGTTCAAGCCCTGTTCAATGAGGGCCTGCTCGCGGGTGATCTCGGCCAGCTTGCGCAGGGCTTCGTCGGCCTGGGGCAGGTCGCCGATGATGAGGGGCTGGGGCTTGGTTCTGGTGGCCATCTTGCTGTTCTCCTTGCCTACGCAGCCGCAGGCGTTGCGCTGCACTCCTCACCGGTTCCGGCGATGGGCAGCAGGGTTTCCAGATTCTTCACGTCCTCGGCGGCGGCATCCAACACGATGCAGGCCTGGCGGATGACTTCCGACTCTTCCTGGGTGATATGCTGGCGCAGGTCATCCAACACATTGGCCACGTTGGAAATTGACTCGTGAATCATGCGGCGTGCTCCTCGCGGTTGGGGTTGTTGGGGCAGGTCAGACAGGCGCGCCACTGCCGCAGGGCGGCGGGGCTTGAGGTGGGCACCGGGCCGCAGAACTTGCGGCAATGGTCCGGCGTCACGCTCTTGCCCGTGTGCGGGCAATCCAAGCGGGCGTAGCGCTCCAATATCCGGGCGGCCATGCGGTCGGTTTTGCCGGGGTACTTGCCGAGCAGCAGCAGGCTAACGGCCGGGCGGGAAACGCCCAGCTCCTCCGCGACAGCGGCCTTGCTGGAGTCCGCCACGGCCTCGGACAAGAGCGTCAGCCAATCCTTAGTCATGGCTGGCCTCCGCCGTGCTGGGCAGCGGGTAGACCGTGCTCGTGTTGGAGTCCGTGACGGTTCGCTGGGCCTTATTCCAGGCCGGGGCGCAGGGACCGGTGTTACGCACCAGCACCCACCGGGCAGGCCCGCCGCGCCGAGGCAGTTCGTGCAGAAAACCAGCAAGCGTTAACGCCCGCAGGTAGCACTCCAGGTTGCGGCGGGCCTGTTGTTCCTCCTGCTTCGTGCCCGAAGCGCCAAGCACCAGGGGCAAGAGGTCATCGACGCCCGCCTTGTTGCGGATGCGGAGCCCCCGCCAGGCCTTGGCGCGGGTGCTGTTTTTGTAACGCTCCTCGCAACCGCCTTTCTTGGGGCCGGAGACAACCTCCGCACCGCCCGTCAGGGGCCAGGGTCCGCAACCGCCTTTCTTGGGGCCGGAGACAACCTCCGCACCGCCCGTCAGGGGCCAGGGTCC